ATTCCATGTTGTATTATAAGATATAAAAAAATATGTTTACATTATAAACTATTTTTAGTAATATAGTACCCGTAGTAACAAATTATTTTTTTTAATCCCAATGCGGAGCAATACAATGAGCCTTTTAAGCACGATTAGCAAACCCGTTAATAAATACCGATTGTTCACCATTTATGGTGGAGCTGGTATTGGCAAAACCAGTCTAGCCAGCACTTTCCCCGCACCTATTTTTATCAGAGCAGAAGATGGTTTATCTGCTGTTCCTTCCAGTGCAATGCCTGACGCCTTCCCATTGCTTACAAGCAGCGACGATATTTATAATCAACTGTTAACGCTTATCAATGAAGATCACCAGTACAAAACATTGGTGATTGATTCAATCAGTAAACTTGACCGCTTATTTACTGACGAAATAACCAAAGGCAACACCAGCGCGAAAGCATTAGCACTTGCAATGGGTGGTTATGGCGCAGGTTATCAGGCATTATCATCTATGCACGGCAGAGTACGAAAAGCGTGTCAGATTTTAGTGGATAAAAAAGACATGAACATTGTTTTTTTAAGCCACGCAGAATTAAACACAATTGATTTGCCAGACAGTGATGCTTATCAACAGTATGGCTTAAAAATGGAAAAGAAATCACAAAGCCATTACATTGATGATGCAGATTTTGTAGGTTTTATGCGCCTAGAAACTTTTGTGATGAAAGATGAGCAAAAGAAATCAAAAGCAAAAAGCACGGGTGAGCGGATTATTCAATGCACAAGTGAAGCGTCAAGCGTTAGTAAAAACCGCATGGGATTAACTGACGATATTTTTATCCAACACGGAATCAATCCATTATTAAAATTTTTAGGAGAATAATTATGAGTTTTTGGCAAACAAGCGAAGGTAAAAGCGCAACAGATACAACAGGTAAATTTGAATCAGGTGGTGGTATTGCGTTAATACCTGAAAACACGACCTGCTTGGCCATGATTACTGAAGCCAATATTGCTAATTATGAAGGCAATGAATATATTAATTTGGCGTGGACAGTAAACAAACCAGACGCTTATAAAAACCGCAAGGTGTTTCAAAAAGTGCGCATTTTTGATGCAGAAACAAAGAAACGCGACAAGGCTTTAAATATGTTAGCGGCTATTGATAAAAACGCGGGCGGCAAATTATCCAAGTCTGATTCTGCCCCAACCAATGAAACGCTTTTACACCTTATGCAAAAACCTATGTTAATTAAAGTCATGGTTTGGGAGATAAACGACAAAACAGGCAACTGGGTTGCAGCGGTATCACCTCGCAGTGTTGAAGAACCTGTGCAAGCACTTAAAGCAACGCCAGAAATTGCTGATGATAATTTCGATGTTCCATTCTGATAATTAACTAAACAACTGCACACGGACGTGCAATAACTAAAGGTGAGTAAAATGATAGAACAAAGAACACCAGAATGGTTTGCACAACGAAAATATCGCGTTACAGGCTCAAGCGTTGGCGCAATACTTGGATTATCCCCATTTATGAAACGTGAAGATGTGATGCGCAACATGGTGCGTGAATATCACAGCGCAGAACGTGAATTTAAAGGCAATCAAGCCACAGAATATGGCACGTTCCACGAAGATTTGGCAAAGATGGATTACCAGTTAAAAACTGGTGTTATGGTAGAAAAATGTGGATTTTATACTTATGAAAATTGGCTAGGTGCTTCACCAGATGGATTTGTTGGTTTTGATAAACTAATTGAGATTAAATGCCCATACGGTCAACGCGATAAAATCCCGCCAATGTTTAAAAACTTAGCGCAGCAGCCGCATTATTATGCGCAGATTCAAGTGCAATTATTTGTGACGCATATGGCAGCGTGTGATTTTTACCAATGGTCGCCAAACGGTGACCAATTAGAAACCATTGATTATGATCGTGAGTGGATAAACAAACACCTGCCAATTCTAAAAAGTTTCCATGACGAGTATTTGATTGAGCGTGATAAACCAGAAAAGTATTTGCAGGATAAACGCGCCACCAATAACGCAAACTCGACAGCGTACCGCGTGGAGTATTATTTTGAATTGTCTGCGCAGATCGCAGAACTTGAAGCCATTAAAAAAGGCGTGCTTGAGCATATTGTTCGAGATTGCAAAGAACAAGACAGCGAGATCAACGGGCATAAATTAACAAAGGTAGTTAAGAAAGGTGCGGTGAGTTATGCAAAGGCCGTCAAAGAATTATTGCCCGATGCAGATTTAACACCTTACATGGGTGCAGCGAGTGAGTATTGGAGATTGTCGTGAACTTAAAATTAAAAAAAGAAATGCTGGCATTGCACAAAAATGGAATGAACGCCGCAGAAATAGCTATTCATATGGATGTAGACAGTGAATGGTTACAGACAAATTTAAAAAAAGAACTAGCTAAACTGGATATTGATGACGAATATCTAGTCGAACAAGCTGCGATTGTAGCATTTGACATTATTGATGCAATAACACCTGCGCTGCGTGAAGCCGTTAAACATTTATTAGTGCAACGAGGAACAAGCAAATGAAAATGCGCCCATACCAACAACAGGCGCATGATGACTGCATAGCGTGGGTTCGCAAGAACACCGCGCCATGCGTTCTTGAATTGCCCACAGGTGCAGGTAAATCAATTATTGTGGCTGAGATAGCCAACTCTTTAAACAAAGTAAGCAAAGGAAAACACGTTTTATGTATTGTGCCAAGTAAAGAACTGCTGGAGCAAAATGCCGATAAGATTATTGCCACAGGCAATGCGGTTTCATTGTTTAGTGCAAGTGTGGGAGAAACATGTCTTGCTAATCCATTGGTAGTCGGAACGCCTGTCAGTATTAAAAACCAGCTTGAACGTTTTGGCAGTCAATTCTGCGCAGTTATTATTGATGAGTGCCACAAGATAACGCCAACCGTCATTCATATTATTGACCAGTTGCAAGTATTTAATGAAAACCTGCGCATTATTGGTCTATCAGCTACGCCTTATCGTTTATCCACTGGCTATATTTTCAAGCATGATTTGCGTGGTGTGGCATTGCACGAAAGCAAAACACGCGACCCGTATTTTGATAGATTGATTTACAAGATCACTGCGCGTGAGTTAATCCAGCAAGGTTATCTGTGCCAACCTATTGTTGGTGCAATCCATAGCAAGCATTATGAAACGCTAAACATGCAAACCAATGCAATGGGTAATTTTAGCAAAGATGACATCGACAAGGCGTATCACGGCAAAGGCAGGTTAACGGCTGAGATTGTAGCGGATGTTATCGAGCAATCGCGAGATCGCAAAGGCGTGTTATTTTTTGCGGCTACGATTCAACACGCGGGTGAGATCATGGAATCTTTACCGCCAGAATTATCCGCTATTGTCACAGGTGGCACACCAGCTCGTGAGCGTGAAATAATCCTGCTTAAATTCAAAGCGCAGATTTTAAAATATTTAGTAAATGTGGCGGTTTTAACCACTGGATTTGATGCACCTCACTGCGATGTTGTCGCAATTTTACGCGCTACCGAGTCAGCCGCATTATTACAGCAAATAATTGGGCGTGGTTTGCGTCTAAGCGATGAAAAGCAAGATTGCTTAGTCTTAGATTATGCTGAGAACATCGAGCGACATTGCCCCGATGGTGATGTTTTTAATCCCGACATTAAAACCAGTAACAATGCAGAGTTTGATGGTGAATATTTAATTGCACGTTGTCCTGAGTGCGGATTATTAAATGAAACTAAACCACGCGACAACGATGCTGGTTTTGGCATTGATGACAATGGCTATTTTGTAGACTTGCAAGGAAACCGAATTGTAACTGAACACGGTTTTTTTCCTGCGCATCATAGCCGGTCATGCCAGTCTGAATTATGCAATTACAAGTGGAGTTTTAAGCCATGCCACGAGTGCGGTCATGAAAATGATGTTGCAGCGCGTTATTGTGGCGGGTGCAAAGAAGAATTGATTGACCCTAACGAAAAATTGGTTAGGCAATACCGCGAGCGAAAATCAGATCCGTATCAATCACAGACCGATGAGGTGCTTGATATGAAAGTTAAGCCAACCATTAGCAAAGCCGGCAACGAATGTTTGCGGGTTGAATTTACAACAGCATGGCGAACGTTTACCGTGTTTTTTACGCCAAAAATCCCGCGCGACTACAACAGTTTTATGACTGTAACAATAAACGGAACAAAACCGCCTGAAACCGTTACTTATCAAAAAGAAGGTGATTTTTACAAGGTTCATAATTACAACATGAGATTTAGAAACGATGAAATTCCCCCAGTGGCTTAAAATTTATGGTGACACATCGTATCGTGGCGATTGCCCCAGTGAAACACTTGAAGCAGTGACGTTTTTTGCGCGTATAAGACGTGAATACCCGACGACTTATGGAAAGATTGCCACACATATCAGAAACGAAGGAAAGCGCAACTGGCAACAAGTAGCACGGCAAAAAAGCGAAGGCATGACGAAAGGTGCGCCCGATATTATTATTCCAATGCAAAAAACGTTTGTTTGTGAGCTGAAACGGCAAGATCACACCAAGTCAAAATGGCAGGATGGGCAACTTGAATATCTTAAAGCTGCGCATGATGCAGGCGCATTTGTTTGCGTTGCGCTGGGTTATGAAGCGGCTTATCAGGCTTTTTTAGATTCTATTGTTTAAAATGTAAAAAAATATGTTTACTTTTTAAAATAGAAGGTTTAATATATAACCACGCTTTCAAGAAGGCGAAACAATAATAAATAACTAAACCGGAGTAAAGATTATGAAAGCATTTAAATTAGACGGCATTATTGGAACTGTTGATCAATTTGGTTTTGTTCAATGGTATGGAATTGGATGTCACTTAGAAGATTTGACAGACAACTGCGCGTTAAAAATTGCAGCATTAAAAGCAAAATAAATAACAACAAAGCGCGGTGCAAGCCGCGCATTTTAGGAGCTTAAAATGGAAATACAACTTTACTTCGACATCGTATCAAACGATGGTGTAACAATTGGCGTTGGTGCTACTGCAATGTTATCTGGTTCATATATTCCAGCAGACTTTTATCATGACATTGAAGATAATAGAGAAATTGATGTAACAGAAGTTAATTTATTTGATGAAAATGGCGAAGAAATGAACTCTGAAAAACTAACTGAAATTACTTATGAGCATATTGACGATAATTTTGTTCAAATATTCAATGATGCAGCAGCAGATACAGAAGAATTTGATATTTACATATCAGATTTTAAATCAGACTTAAATTATTTAGAATTAATTTAAAATTTACTCCTACCTCTGCCGCTAAGACAAGTGGCTTTTTTAATACAAAGGTGATTTATGATTGAATTTTTAAAGATGCTAGACGAAACAGGCATTGCTTATGTGGTGTTTATTTTAACCGCTGTTTATTTTTGGACAAAAAGCAATAAAGCAACAACTGAGCTTTACACGATTAAACGTGAATTATTAAAATTAAAGGCGGAGTTATGATCAAAGATATAGATAAGCGAAAAGCATATTATAAAGAATACTATAAAGCATACTATCAAGCTAAAAAAGAAAAAATGAATGCTTCTAACAAAGCATGGCGCAAAGCTAACCCTGAAAAAGTAAAAGCATTTGATAGAGCATGGAATAAAGCTAACCCTGAAAAAGTAAAAGCAAGTTCTAGAGCATGGAATAAAGCTAACCCTGAAAAAGTAAAAGCGAGCCAAAAAGCATATTATGAAGCTAATAAAGAAAAAATAAAAGCATACCAAAAAGCATATTATGAAGCTAAAAAAGCGAAAGCAAGAGGTGAATTATGAGCGCAACACTAGCATTAACGCTGTCATTTTTGACAGTAGACACAAACATCGACAAGCGCGGACGCACGACACAACAAGAACGCATTGCCTACACAACAACGGCAATACCTTATGACACGCGCCAAGCATGCGCTAACGCCAAAGAAGAATGGAATCTTGCTGTTGGTGCTTACCAGATGTCAAAACGCCCAGCACGGGTAATTATGGCGGTCTGCAATGACAGCGCAACGGGAGTGGTAGAATGAGCATAGAAAAAGAATTATTAAAAAGAATGCGAGATGTATTGCGCGGATTAGAAGAAACCCACTATGACCTTTATTGGGACATACAATCTGAACTAGAAAAAATTGAGCAGAAACCTAACAATGTTGGTTATCTATATAAGCAGCAAGATTGTTATGGCGAAATTGAAACAGTGTTTAGCTTTGATAAGCCTTACATAAGATGGCATAACGTTACAGATGTTACTCCTGTCTACCTGGCACCACAAAAACATGAGCCAGCACAAACGGCACGCGAGATGTATCAGCGGGGCTATGCAAAAGCCAAGTATGATTTAAAGCGTGAGCCTTTGAGTGATGATTGGATTAAAGACACTATACATTTAATTCATCAAGATGTTTCTTTTACTGATTTAGTTAGGATTATTGAAAAAGCACATGGCATTGGAGAATAAAATGAAAAACGATTTAATTTGGGTGGCTATTTGCTCATTTGCAGTTGGTGCATTGCTTTGCTTTATTACAATAGCAGCAACACACAGACATCATTATGAAATCATTAAAACAAATATTGGAGAGTTTGTTTTAAAAGATGGCAAGATTTTTACTGTTTATGAGATGCAGCGCAATGTTGCTGGGGATATGGTAGCAAGATGAAACAAATAGCATTAGAAGAACACCTACTTAACCGTCTAAATGATCTTAAAGAAGAACGTAAAAGCCTAAAGCGTCAAAAACTGCGCAGCATTAAAGAAACCATTGATATTCAATTTATATTGGCAAAATTTAGAGAGGAGCGTAAACATGGCTGAGTTAATTTTTTGGACTGGCATTTTTGTTTTAATAGTTTGTTTTATGGTGGAGTACGCGCGTGGAGATTGACGACATTGCAGCATTAATATTCTATGTATTAGCACTCATATTAGCGGGGATATGGCTATGGCATTAATTAAACCAGTTGAGAAGGTAACACCAACGCCAAGCACAACAAACTGCCAGCATAAAACATGGCGGCAATATGTAAGCAGAGGAATTAGGGAGTGTGATCGTTGTCATGAAATACGCCCTATTTTTGATTTAAAAATTGAACATCAAAGGTAATAGCATGGTGCAACCAATAAAAAGAGATTTAAAAGTTTCGCTTAAAGAGTTGGAAAGTATAAAAGAAAACATTATTTATTGTGGCGGCACAGGCGCATTTTACCGAAAAAGAACGCCTGACAAGCCATTGACTTTTAACTACGCAAATCGGCAAGCCACCATTTGCGTTAAAAAAGAAAATGGTAAAAAATACTTTACCGCATGGCGCATGGCTGTTTTCTTTTCACATGGTTATTATCCAAGTTTTGAAGATGCTGTTATTTTTAAAGACGGTGATAATTATAATTTTAGAATTAATAACATCGTTGTTTGCCACCCAAACGAAGATGAACAGACCGTTTTAGACTTTGCTACTGAGCATGGTTTATCACCACAAACGGTTAATTATCGCATGAGAAATGCAATACGATTTGAGCGCATTGTAAAAAACTGGAGAGTATTTTTTTATGATAAAAAAGAGTTTGCTAAATACTGCGGTGACATGATTGGTAGAAGGTTGGTTGTTGATGATGAAGGAATTGAACACATACAAATTAAGCGCATTAACTTATCAGAAAGCCAGCGCGGAAATAAAACCGCACGGGAATTTTTAAAAACGTGGATTGGCGACATGCCTACACAATGGGAGATGACATTATGCAGATAAAAAAAGTAAGACCAAGCGCGGTTATTCCGCAATTCCAAACTGAAGGCGCAGCCGCTATTGATTTATGCGCTTGTATTGAAGAAACCATGCTTTTAACGCCAGAAACGCCCGTGCTAATTCCTACAGGCATTGCAATCCATATTGCTGATAAGTCTGTTGTTGGCTTAATTGTTCCGCGTAGTGGGCTGGGTTTTAATTATGGCGTTGGTTTGATGAACACGGTTGGCGTAATTGACAGTGATTATCAAGGCGAAATTATGGTTAAGTTGCGCATGACACATGGTGATAGTTATCGAATCCAACCTAACGAACGCATTGCTCAAATGTTTTTTGTGCCTGTATTGCGTCCGATATTTGAAGAAGTTGAAGAATTTAGCACAGTGACTGAGCGTGGGGCTGGCGGCTTTGGGAGTACAGGGAAATGAGTTTATTAACAAACGAACAGATTGCAGAATTGGTTGGCATTGCTAGTAACCAATCGACAAGTAAAGATTTGTACCAAGAATTTTGTGAATGGAACGAAAAGCAGGATGACTTATGTGGTTTTTTACAATGCTATGAACCAAAATGGCTTTATTTATATAAAAATGTAAAAAAAATGGACATTAAAGTTAATTTTTATGGTGATAATGAAAACATATTAGAAACGCTTATTGTTTCACACCACCGACCAGAACCAGTAATCACCCCACACCCACACGCAGAAATGATTATGAAATACGCTGAGGTAGCGCAAATACGTGTTGACCCTTGGGTTGAGTTTGAAGTCAACCTCGATAATAATTGGGAGAAAACAATGGGCAACCCCGCATGGCTTGATTATAGAGAATACCGCTACATCGGAGAAGCAAAATGATTGCAACAACAGCTTATATTTTAATTATCGCTGCAACAACTCACGGTGAGCTTACACAAACAACAATTAAATTTGCAGACAAGGCTTCGTGTGAAAGCGCGGCAGTTAGACAGGATTTTGCGTTTAAAAATTTGCAATTTGCAGGCAGATGGAATCTAACTTGCCATCCATATCAACTTAATGAGATCAAAAAATGATTCAGGAAATTCTTCAGCGCGGAAACCGTCAAGGCATGACAATGCGCGAAATAACCGAGCTAACAGATTTAAAGCAACATCAAGTGGAATTTAAGGTTCAAAAGTTAATCAAAGAAGGCATTGTGCATAAGTCTGCTGATAGAATAGACAATGCTTATTTGTACACGTTGACAAGCTATGAAGAATTGCCGCCACCTGTTGAATGTTCGCCAGTGCGATTGGATAATGTCATCAAACACCTAAACAAGCAAAAAGAAACCGTAAAATCACCAGCGCATTATAATAGCGGCTCTGTTGAATGTATCGATGCAATTGAATCTATGCTAACCAAAGAAGAATTTATCGGATTTTTACGCGGGAACATATTAAAATATCAATGGCGTTATAAGCAAAAAAACGGTGCTGAGGATTTAAAAAAGGCGCAGTGGTATTTTGACAAGTTAAAAGAAAAAGAGGGCGTTTAATGTATGAATTTAAAAGTGGTAAACCATCAGGCGGCTTGCGTTATCAAGCTATGCGCGATTATTTAATAAAATTAAAATGGTTTGCAGATAATCCCATGCAGCCCGTGTTTATAAGTGAACGAAGTCAATGAAACCACGTTTAAAAAAACTAGGCAATTTATGGTTATGCTATACACAAACAACCATAGTTTGCACTGGTTCAACACCTGAGCAAGCCTATCAAAAATGGATGATTAAAAATAAAGCCGCTGAATAAGCGGCTTTTTTATTATGGAGTTAAAAATAATTCTGCTTCAGCATTTCGTCTTCGAGTTAATCCAGCAAGCGGTTTACCCCCTGCTTTATCCCATCGTAAAAATTGCTTTGCAATCTCAGCTTTACTGTCACCGGCTTTGAGCATTTTAACAAGCGTTGATTTAAAAAAGTTACCTGCGCCAATGTTGTAGCATAAACAAACAAGTGCATCATATTCATTTTGTGTTAATTCAACGCCTGTTGCATTGACGGCTTTTTCGTATTGCCCAATTGTTGCAGCCAGTAACGCCATTGCCGCGCCTTCATTTGGCAGCGTTCTATTTTTAGTAACTGGTGTGCCATCACCATAATGTGTTGAGCCAATGCCAATAGTCCAAACACCCGCTGGGCATTGGTACGCCTTGAGCTTGCAACCTTCAAATTCTTTAATTAATTTTAAACCGCGTTCGCCTGTTTTCATTTTCGTGACCTCATAGAAAGTACCGTAATTAATTTTTGTGTAAGCCGTATCATGTCGTTATCGAGCAGGCGTATTTGGTCGATTAATTCAATTAGCGCGTCTGTTGTTTCGTTTAGAATTGGTTTAACAATCGATGTTGCCCAAAGCCAAACGAAATAGACAATGTAACCCATGCTTCCCGATGCAATGATTGGAAAACCGTATTGGTTGATATACTTAGCTAATGCGTCAACATCCATTAGTCAATTCTCTTTTCTTGCGGGTTATTGAACCTTGCCACTTTTTCTTTTTCAATTGGCATATCAAGTGTTTCTGTCATCAACACATCTATTTTTACAATATCCTCTGACATAGCCGTGACACGTTTATCAAGTTGCTTGATGATACCGATAAGGCTTTTAATCTTTTCAAGTACGCTATCAAGCAGGAATTTGATGGTCAGAAATACAAAGTACATTCCCACGCAAGCAGCGGCAATGGGGAAACCTACATCCGTTGCAAACTGTAGGAATTCCATTACTTACTCGTCCACCAAGATAAGAACGAAAATACTGCACCCACTGTAAAAACAATTCCACCGAGAAACCCTTTATAGCGTGTTTGCTCGTTCTTCATTTCTTCAAGAGTGGCAATTATGGCATCGAGCTTCTTACCCCGATCTTCAAATATTTCTTCGAGGTTTTCAATTCGTTGCTCTACTTTAGCAAGGCGGCAGGCTTCGTTTGGCATAGCTAATCCTCTTTGGTTTCTACAATCTGACTATCAGTTTGCTGTTTTAAATCCATAAGGATTGGAAATGCGCCTGACGACGTGGGTAGATTTCCTAACACACCTAATATTGCATTTGCTGATTCTTCAGATAAATTCCAAGTAATCATATTAGTTGCTCCAAGGCGTGCCGTTAGAGAGTACGATTTGTTTATTTTCAATATGAGCCGCTAATTCCGAATCTGCTAACGCTTCAGACTGTGTACCCACTAGATTTTTAATCCATGCAATAACATCTGCTTTTGATAGTTTATCGTAATCAATGACTGTGCCTTTAGGTGCAGGCAAACCTGTAATAGAGTTAACCGTTACGCTGTCTGTGCCGTTTGATGCTGTGATAGTAAATTGCACTTGGTTCACAATACCGTTTTGGTCGCGTTGCAAGTTAGTTGGTTCGTATGTGTATGTTGTTGTCATGAGTATTTTCTATTAGTTAAATTGAAGTGATTGTTTGCCATGCCGCACCAGAGTACACGCATAACTTGCTTAATGTGGTATCAAAAACCATCAACCCTGCCGCTGGAGAGGATATAGCGTTTTTCTGCGTAGTTGTCATATTAGGCATTCTCACGCCTTTTGTTGTTGACTGTACATCAAGAATGGCGGATGCGTTAGGTGAAGCTGTACCGATACCTACGTTGCCAGTTGAGTCGATGCGCATACGCTCTACAGCTGCTTGCCCGTTCACATTTGATGCAAAGACCAAGTTGTTTCCGTTTTGCCCAACCCCTGTAGTTACTGCACCGATATATGAGTATCTATTGTCTTCGGTATCATTTGCGCTAGTTATAAATGCCAGCACGCTGCCAGTATTTGCTCCGCTAACTCTATTTTGAAACTGACCGAGTATTGTCAAAGCGTCCACATCGCTACGAACATGTAACTTTGAGCTGGCTAGACTTGTACCAATCCCCAATTTTCCAGCTAAATAATTATCAGCCGTTCCTGCCATGTAGAGATTGTATCTGCCTGTACCAGCGGCTATACCACCATAGAAACCGTAGTTGTTAGTTGCACCTGTTAAAGAACTATCAATTTGAATACCATATTGGTTTGAAACAGTTGAGCCTGCCCCAAGTGTGCTTTGCACTGCAACAAAATGTCTCATGTTAGCGCAATTAAAACTAGTGGCTTGAGTAGTTAGCTGAGTTAAAAAACCAGAGAGTTCTCCTGTTGACGCGCTGGGACAAGTCACTGTAACTTCTAATGCGCGGCTAACGGTTGAGCCAGAAGGTAATGTTCCCCCAATAAGCACTTTGTCATATGGGTTTGCCCCGTTTCCAATCCCCAAACTACCAGCCAAATAATTATCAGCCGTTCCCGAAGCATAAATATTGTAACCACTGTTTGCAGTAAGGTTAATTTGCGCAGGAAAGGTTGGGTTTGATGCAAATACATTTGCGCCTGTGCCCGTTTCATCTGTTAACGCAGCAGCGAGGTTTGCAGAGGTAGGTGTTTGAAGGAATGTGGCGACGTTTGTACCAAACTGATTTGATGTGATATTAGTGACCCACGCGCTACCAGACCAGACTTTAAATACGCCCGTTGCGCTGTTCCAATATAACGCGCCAGTTAGCAATGCGTTTCCGTCATTATCAACCGTCGGATCAGATGTTTTTGTGCCTAAATATCGATCATCAAATGAATCATAACTTGCCGCTGCCGCTGTTGCACTACTTGCTGCGTTAGTAGCTGAGGTAGATGCGTTAGATGCTTGTGTTGTTGCCGTTGAAGCAGAAGCCGATGCGTTAGTTGCTTGTGTTGTCGAAATACCAGCTTGTGTTGTGGCAGTTGAAGCACTACCCGCTGCCGCTGTTGCACTACTTGCCGCATTAGTAGCTGATGTTGATGCGTTAGATGCTTGCGTACTAGCAGTTGATGCTGAAGTCGCTGCGTTAGTGGCAGAAGTTGATGCGCTCGATGCTGATGTGCTTGCTGACGATGCACTGCTTGCGGCATTAGTTGCTTGAGTAGATGCCGTCGATGCACTACTTGCTGCGTTAGTAGCTGATGTTGATGCGTTAGATGCAGATGTTGCTGCTGCGTTTTTTGAAGATAATGCCGCTGTTGCACTGGCTACAGCGTTTGCAGCAACAGCAACTTCTTGTGTCAATGCCGGTACAAACCGTGTTCGCCAACCGCCATTTCTTAACCCAGTTGTTGCATCATCATCATCTGTTACTGTTGACCCATCGCCACCTACGGCTGTACTAAAAGTTACACTACTCATAATAATTCCTTGATTTCATACGTTGTTTGATACCGCGTGTTATACGGTTGAGATATTGGCGACAATGCGCGTAAACGCCCTAAAAATGCCCGTCTTTGTAAATTTAGCGCGTCTGCATCGTCCCAAATATATAAAATCTCAGCGTCTGTTCCACTGATTTTCATAATGTCATTATTTAAAATTGATTCGGCATAGGTTAAATGGTCAAGCGTAAACTGTGCAACTCGATAACTTTCACGTCTATCAAAAAATTCTGCACCACTCATGGCTGTATCCACAACGGTGGATGATTCATAACCAATTGACGCGCCTAAGTTCATATTTAAAACTGGTTGATAAGTTGACCCTATAAAAATACGACCTAATTCAACATAGCCGTCAGAATTGCTGCTGTCAAAAAATTCAATTTGATAATATTGCGCTGATACAAACGATGGAATAACGTAAATTAAATTTTTTGTGTAATACGCAATTTCTTCATCCGTTGGTGTTAAGTCCCAGAAATGCTCATTTTCCCATTCATAACTGCCGTAAGGAGATCTAGGCCATACATCAAGTGTGCCAGAATCATAGACTAACGTAGCATATCCGCTATCTGAATAAACGCGATAACGCCATGTCGCACTAACTGATAAATTATGTGCAATAATTCCAAGCGTTGAAACAATGCGCTCAATGTCTGTTGAAAAACGCAATTTAGTTGATGCGTTTGCATCGTCTGTTGAACGCGCTTTTTTTGATAATTGACGTGTTTTAATATTATTTAATGGCAATGAAGTTGACCACGAACCATACGCTGCAAACGTAACTGCATCAATCCTGTTTTGATAACCAATAATTGTATTTGCCATGCTATCCCCAGAGCGTTAGCGTTGCGCGGTTTTTTGAATAATCTGATTCAATACCAATAATTTTAAATAGTTTACCAGAATTTAAACCAAAACGATTCATTGTTATGTTTACAATATTATTTAAATCAGGCAACGTGGTTGTTAAATCAAGCGCAATAGTTACTGTGTACAAATCACGGCTTGTTTTGTACAAATTAAGCAATCGAGTTGCTTCAGTTTGAGCTGCTGTAGCATCAACCAGTAACGATTCTTTTTCGATTGTGGGCGCAAGCGTATATTGTGTTTTTATGACTGTATCTTCTGCTGATTTTGTTAATGCATGCAAAGATAAAACACTTCTACGCGCTGCGGTAACTGCACCAGCTAAATCAAAATCTTGCACGCTGTAATTTTTTTGATACGTTAAATTAACACGCCATGCTGGAATGCCTTTGTCGGTGTCATTGGTTCGACCATGTTCAATGCTTAAAATATTATTTATATCAATTTCAAGTGTTGCGCTACCTGTTGGCGCAGTAAATAAACCCACGCGCAATACGCCAAGCGCATCAAATCCAAAGTATGCACCAATCGATTGAGCCACCTTATCCATTGCCACCATCGCTGAATCTGCGCCATCAATCCAAATTCCAATAACACTATTATTTGCCGTGTCTAATGCGGTTACATCGCTTGCGTTAATATCACCCGATGCAATACCTGCCTTTAACGCCATCGCCTTTAAAACTTGCGCCACTGTGCGATTAGATGATGCTGCGCCTTGTGTTGCATCACACGTTAATAATCCCGTTGGAACAGCACCTAATCGAATATAGCCAAGTGTTAAACAAGTAATGAATGTGCCGCTTGCCGGTGACGCTGCGTGTAGTGCCGTCACGTTTGCATAATCAGCACCAGCGGTTAATGCAATACCTTTATCGTAAACGTTGCTAACAGATTGGATTTCGCCATCATTGATCTGATATGTTAATTTTGAGCTATTTACCATGATAGGCGCAATATTAAACACTTGACCATACAATAATGGTTTAGGTGATTTTGCAATATCAGCAACACCTTCAACGCCATCAGGCAGTGCATTATTGCCAGCATAAAGCGTTGTCTGCAAAGGCATATCAACAATGGCGAGTTTATCCCGTGCTAATATCGTTACTTTTGAAAATGTAAACTCTACCTGCTCCATTGTGCCATTTAAAATAGTTGTAAATGCAGAATAAGCGTCACCTTCATTTCCAATTTTAATAACGAGCGAACGCCCATCAAACGAATATTTTAAAATTGAATCCAAACCACCATCGACGTTTGATAATTCAACCGCGCCATAATTTACACGGCTTGCTCCGCTTGTTGTTCCGTTGCTGTAAAGTGATCGGCTAATTGATGCAGGATTGGTTATCCTATCATCATAAAATGTATTAACAGGCGTATCAGTGGGTTTTGTCGTGTAAGGCTTTGACGCATAACGCAGCACGGTTGTCGTGCCTGCTGCGTCAATAGCTGCTGTAATTTCTACAATATAAATCATGCTGCCGCCTCAAGTTTTGCTTTGCGTGAAATAGTGCTAAGTTCTTCTTTCATGCCTTGCATCTCGTTTATCAATGCTACGTTAGCGTTAGATTGTAAATTAACCAATGCTTTCAATTCAATAATTTGCTCTTTTAATAACACGCTTTGATCGTCAATGGCATTTCCAATTGAATCGAATAATCCTGTTGTTTGTTGGTGACTTGTGACGTTTGCAGGTGAGGTGAAGTTAACTAATTCTGCACCTTGCTCACCTACAAGTGATAAACCACTTGCCATGCCGCCATTGGCGTAAGCAGGAATGTTTGGATACAATATTTTTTGTTCAGGAGAACCATATTTATAACCTAAGCTATAAGCAGAATATAAATCAAATAATTGTTTTTGATCGTAACCCGATTTTGTTGCTAATGATTCTAATTGAGTATTTGTTAATTTACTTAATTCTCCAGTAATAGAACCCGACATAGCTATTTCAAGTGATTTAGCTAAGTTTATGCTTGGAAAATCTTTTGTGTGTACTTCAGCAACATCATATTTTTTATCAACGTTATAAAGTAATTTACTCATTCCAAGCAACGTTTTCTCACTTAATGCTGCAATAGTTGCCGTGCTTAACCCCGATTGTGTTGTCACATTTAATAACGCATCTTTCAATGCCTTTTGATAATTAGCGTTTTCTTGAGCTGCTTTTAATTCTGCTGCGGCTTTATCTGCGTCAGCTTTTGCTTTCGCTTGTGCATCAGATAAGTTTTTAGCTGCTAAATCTTGAGCCGCTTTTAATACTGCTGCTGAATTTGCAGCAGCGTCTGCACTTGCTTTTGCGGCATCGTTAGCTATTTTTGTGGCTGCGTCTTGCGCTGTTTTAGCCGATGCCGATGCTTCGGCTGCTGCTTTCTCTGCTGCCAAAACAATTTTATTTGCGTCTGCCTGTGCTTTTGCAATCAACGCGTCTTGATTTTTTTTTGCTGCTGCTACTGCCGCATCTTTTTCTGCTTGTGTTTTTAAATCTTGCGCTTTTAATATTGAATTAATGCCGACTAAAATTTGATCGGCTGTAGTTTTAGCACTGTTATAATCAATCAATGTTTTTTGATAATTAGCCAATGCTGTCGCAAGATTTGTTGTTGCTGTATTGACTGTTAGCGTAGACGAGTTAACAGTTAACAAATTTGTATTTGCTTTTTCTGCTTCACGAAGTTGCAGATTCATAATTTCAATTTGTTTATCTGCCGCGCTCATGCCTTGCTCAAGCGCAGTTAAAACAGATTGATAATCAGCTTGATAAGCATTACCTGTTGCATTGTATTTTAATGACGCCTCTAAAAACGCTTTTGAAACTTCTGGTAATGTTGATAACGCGCTTTCTTTTCCTAATTTTGCGTCTAATGCTGTTGTAATAAACGATTCTTTTGCAGACGAATAAACTTGAAGTGCTGTTGCTTGTGGCTTTTGCGCACCCGTCAATTGATCGTAATAGGTTCTTATGCCTTGCCCAAGTGATATAAATTTATCACGCATGGTGGTTAAGTTTTTGTATGCTGTTTCAAGCGCAGTTTGTGACGTTGTTAATGCCGCGCTTGCATCTGTGAGTGTGTTTAATGAATCAGCATAAAGCAAAGTCAAACCAGTCATGCCTTGCATAGATTTTTCACGTTCTAAGCGTAACGCTTCTTCTTTTGCTGCTGGGTCTTGTTCACCTAATTTTTTATAAATTGCAATGCGATAATCCATTGCATCATTAAATGATTTAGTTGCTGTTTCAGTTTCGGATTTTACAATGTCGGCAATATCCTGAGCTGCTGTTGCAAAATCACCAGACATTTCTAACGCTTTTAAATAAATTAACTTTCCCTGATCTGTTGTATCTTTAGCTAATACTTCTAGTAATGATCTGTATGACGCCATTGCTAATTCTGTGCTTACGCCAATTGTTGGCATAAGTAATCCAAGGTCTGAAAATTTGTCTGTTAATGTTTTAACATTAAACGCAGTTTTTTCTGATTTGGTAAAATAATCGCTGTTAAAATAATCATTAATTGTATTGTTTAAAGCAGATATACCGCCAGCTACGTTAATTAAATCTTGCGATAAAGTTAAACCTGACGCGCCAATAGCCGCTAATCCTGCTTTAATGCTGTTTAATCCGTTAAACGCTTCAATAATATCGTCCGCTGTGCCGGGCAATTTTCCAATAATATCGTTAACGTCTGTAAATGCTGATGCTAGTTGAAGTGATTGACGGACTATTTCTGCTTCAACATCACCTTGTTTTTCTAAAATTTTAGTGTACTCAATTGCATTAATGCCCATTGCTTTTAATTTAGTTTGAGCAGTGTTAATGCCTACTGACACGCGAGTTAAAGTTTGATAATAACCTTCATTTATTTTTTGAAAATCTTTAAATCGCGGATCTAATTCAGCCAAACTATCAGCTAAATTAGACATAGTTGCCTGCAGGATTTCTTCATATTTTGAAGAATCTTTGCCTAATGGAACTTTTCCAAGTGATATAGTTGTGTCCTTTAACTTTTGAATGATGTCAGCGTTACCTGTCAGCCTAGACGCTGTAGAAATAGCATCATACATACTAACAATAGTATAAGTTAACGAGTTTGCAACATCTTCGCTTAACGCTTTATATTGTGTTTGAATTTGTTGCTTAACTGATTTAAACATGCCAAAAAAACTGCTTTTTGTAGTTGTTACTAAAACGTCTACATAAGTTTTAGCACCTTTTATTCCTTCAGTAACAATTGCGCCTAATGTTTGATCGATAAATTTAATTCCTGCTCCAGCAAATTCTTTTTTTACTGTGGTTTTTGTAAATAATCCACCGAGCAACCCAAATGACAAAAGGTTAACAATATCGTTTGAACCTAATGGACTATTTGATGTTTTAGTTGTTCCAAAATTTATTCCTGATTGAATTTGACCAATATCAATATTTAATTGTTTTGCAGTCATAGCAACAAGCGCGTTCATTGAGTTGTTTAATTTTTCCATTGAGCGAAGCAACCCAAGAGAGTAATCTAAATCAGCGTTAGAATTTGATTGAATTTCGTCTAACGAATCAACAATTGATTTTGAATACTGATCGCTTCCTAAAACACTTCCTTTAATTGATGCGCTATATTTGTCTTGTTGCTTTTGTTCATATTCAGCACCTGTCATTGTTGGTGCGCCACCACTACCGCCAGCCATTGAAACACCAATAGCAAGCATAAATGCTAACATTGCTGCGCCTGTAGCAAACCCAATAGGAAATGGTGCTGCCGATGCTTTTGCAACTGCCTCTGTTCCTGCTGCCGTAGCTTTAATTCCATCTGCTGTAACATTTGGTGCTACTGATGCAGCATTAGCGGATGTTTGGGTAAGAATACCTGTTACATAAGCACCAACTTTTGTACCAATATCTGCAACCATTTTAGCCATCGACATGGCAGATTGAGCCATCTCAAACGCGCGGAAAACTTTAGTGGCTACGCCAAGCGCGTTATATCCTGCTGTGCCTTTCTTGAAGAAACCTTGAGCCGCTGACGCCATATCACCGTATGACTTAACCTGTAATTGTGATTGCTTTTGGTTTGCTGTTGCAATGGCTTTATCGGCTTTGGCTTGATCGCCTTTACCGTCATTTAACTTTTGAATCTCAAATAATTGATTTTGTAATCCATCCGTAATGGCCGCTTGTGATTTTTCATAAGATGCAAGCGCAACACCTAAGCCACCCACTGCACCACCAACACTTCCAAACGCATCAGCAAGCCCTGTTGCGGCTTCTTTTGCTGATTCAAGGTTAGCTGTCAATATATCCATTTGTGCGCTT